TTAAAGCAAACTACATTCAATGTATTGTAGATTTCCTTGACTCAGTTATGAATCAAATTAAAGCAAGGGATTGGCAGATACGCAATTCTATTGAATGGAAAAAGTTTATTAGTGGCTCATGATAACAGTTGAAAAAATTGATGAAGTGCATCTTCGTATCTTTGCTGACGATCCGTCCATAGAACAAGAACTGTCAGACTTCTTTACCTTTGAGTATCCAGGTGCTAGGTTTACTCCGCAGTACAGAGCAAGACTCTGGGATGGTAAAGTGCGGATGTACGATATTATACGCAAGACTCTTTATGTTGGTCTGATAAATTATGTCATAGATTTTTGTACTCGTAATGACTATGCGATAACTCTACCAGCCGACTTAAGAAACAACGAAGGCATAACATCTGAACAAGTTTCAGAATTTGCTCAATGGCTAAATCCCCATGGTCATGGTAAACCAATCGAGATTCGTGATTATCAAATCGAAGCTGTTAAACATGCTCTCGATACAAAAAGAACCCTACTACTATCGCCAACCGCATCTGGTAAATCATTTATCATTTATACAACAATGCGTTGGCATTTAGAGAATAGTCGCAAGTGTATTATTATTGTGCCAACTACCTCGCTGGTTGAGCAACTATACGCTGATTTTGAAGATTACTCTTCTGCCAATGGTTGGAAAACTAATCGTCATGTTCAGAAACTATACAGTGGTTTCACTAAAGATATAACAGGCGATGTGTTAATTACTACATGGCAGTCTGTTTACAAACAACATAAGCAATGGTTCAATCAGTTTGATGTTATCTTTGGTGATGAAGCGCATCAGTTTAAAGCAACCTCTCTTACAACAGTTATGGGTAAACTTACTCATGTTAAATACCGTATCGGAACTACAGGAACTCTTGATAACAAGAAAGTTCATAAATTAGTTCTTGAGGGAATCTTTGGTCCAACTCATCGTGTAACAACTACAAAAGAATTAATGGATTCGGGAACGCTGGCCAAACTAAATATTACATGTATACTACTGAAGTATGATGATATAACTCGTCAGGGTAGAAAGAATAATCAATACGCTGATGAGATGGATTTTATTGTATCACACGAAAAGCGTAATAATTTTATCTGTAACCTTGCGTTGAAGTCTGAAGGCAACACCCTAGTCCTTTTCCAGTTTGTAAATAAACATGGTAAGATTTTGTTTGACATGATCAAAGATAAAGCGCATGACAAAAGAAAAATATTCTTCGTTTCTGGTGCCACTGAAACAGAAGATAGAGAAGCAATTAGAAAGATTACAGAGAGCGAGCCTGATGCGATTATTGTTGCTTCTTTTGGTACTTTTAGTACTGGAATTAATATCCCATCATTGGAAAATGTAATCTTTGCATCGCCAAGCAAATCTAAGATCCGCAACCTACAAAGTATCGGTCGTGGGTTAAGATTAAAAAATGGTAAAACTGAGTGCAATCTATACGACTTAGCAGACGATTTAAGTTGGAAGTCTTGGAAAAATCATACACTGAATCACTTTGGTGAAAGACTTAAAACTTATTCCGAAGAAAAATTTAATTACAAGATTGTTGAGGTAAAATTATGAACGAAGAATTCGTTTATTTAAAATTGGTTACTGGCGAACAACTTATGGCATACAAAGAATCAGAAAACGAAACTACAGTTACTGTTAAGTTTCCTATGTTAATCAAAACTCATCTTGTTTCTACAAACAATGATCGTATTTCTGAACAAGTTACTGCTGGTCCATACTCACTGTTTCTTGAATCGCCTGTTGTTCACTTAAACAAAACTCATATTGTTCTTGATTCTAAATTGCATGATCGTGCCATTGTTCACTATGTGCATCTTGTAAGAAACCATGAGGGTGTGAATCTGGCACCGCAAGCCAAAGAACTTATTTGGGAAGATGATGAAGATCGTGCTGCTCTCGAGGAGATAGAGGATATTCATAGTGCAATCGCACAGCTGAGAGCAATAGCAGGGGAGATAGAAGAGGAAGCCGAAGAAGGTAACAAAACCTTTGTTGAAGGTAACGAAACGCTACATTAGTTATAACTTTTTCAAACCCTACATCGAGAGTATACGCTTTCGTCAAGCAAAAAGCAAATTTATTTTCTTGTATTAAATATTTGCTATTGTAATCATTTTATAGTATACTTATCTGAGTTGAATAATTATGGAGATTTATTAGTATGGCAACAAAAGCCAAAGGAACCCACTACGTCAGTAACGCTGACTTTCTTGAAGCAATGAAAGAGTATCGAATCAAGGTGCTCGTTGCCAAAGAAGCAGGACTGACTAGAAAAGACAAGGGTTGGCCAATGGTAACACCATACATTGGTGAATGCCTATTAAAAATTGGAACCCATCTTTCCTACAAAGCAAATTTTATTAATTATAGTTATCGTGAAGATATGATTTTAGATGGTATACAAAACTGTCTACAATATATCGATAACTTTGATCCCGAAAAATCTAGCAATCCCTTTGCGTACTTCACCCAAATTATCTACTATGCGTTCTTAAGAAGAATTGCCGAGGAGAAGAAACAAACATATATTAAGGGTAAGATGCTACAGGAAATGCCCTTTGAGATGTTTGAGTTACAAGATCAAGATGAAGGTGGAGAATTTCATAATGCGTATGCTGAGTTTATGCAACAGAATAATACCTTTGATGATTTTATTGAACGCAAAAAAGAAAAGAAACGTAAAAAGAAAGAAGCAAGTTTAGATGATTTTGTGAGTGAGTAATGAAGCGTAGTAATAGTGAAGTTCATGATTGGTTAAAAGAATTGAGTAAAAGTATAAGACCATCTTTTCGTGGGTTGTCAAGAACAATTGTAAAAAAGAAAAGAACTAAGAAGTTTCTCAAAAAACATACTTGGGATGCAGCAGATAATATTTTAAATTTGAGTAAAATTAATATGGATAATGATAAAATCTTTTTGGGTGTTTCTGATGTTGAAGATCTAATCACAGCAGAAATTTTAAAGCGTCGTGCCGATGCAGGTGTTTCAACTGTGTTTCGTAATACCTCTGTGCTTTGTAATCGTGAGAAGTGGCAACACTGGGCAGAGAATCAATTTAAAGATTATCTTTTTGTTCAGTCTAACTCTTCAGATGGTTTCATTGTTGAAAAAGAATCAAACAATCTTATTAAATTTTCAGTAAACAGTAACACAACTGACGTGCGTGCGTTTGGTGATGAGTCGTTTGTTGATGATATCGTTGAGATCGTTGAAGAAAATTTTGATCAAGTTACTTGTCACATCGAATGGGTATATGGTAGTGATGGTCAATCTGTTAACGTACCACTGAATCGCGATCGTCTTCCTTGTGATGAGATGTATCCATTCCTGAATGGTGAACCACTTAATGATTACTATGATCGTTACATGGAATCATCGGCAAATATTTTGTTGTTGATTGGACCTCCAGGAACTGGTAAGACTACCTTTATCCGTGGTCTGTTGGCTCATACCAACTCATCTGCGATTGTGTCCTACGATGGTGCGATCCTAGACAAAGATGGATTCTTTGCTCGCTTCATTGAATCTGATGACAATGTCATGGTGTTAGAAGATAGTGATGCTTTCTTGAAGCCACGCAGTGATGGTAACACAATGATGCATCGTTTCCTTAATGTCGGTGATGGTCTTGTGACTACCAAAGGTAAGAAGATGATCTTTTCTACCAATCTACCTTCTATCTGTGACATTGATTCTGCTTTGACTCGTCCAGGACGTTGCTTTGATATCGTTGAGTTCAAACCTTTGTCTTTGTTCGCTGCAAATAAATTGGCTGATAAACTTGGTGGTTCTGTACCAAAGCGCAACGCTGGTGAAGTTGTTGAGTTTTCAATTGCTGAAATCTTTAATACGCAAACAAATAAACCAACTAAACGAAAGGTGGGTTTCATTTGAAAGTAGCAATTATTACAGACCAGCACTTCGGTGCGAGAAATGATAGTGTTGCCTTTTTAGATTTTTATCAACAATTCTATGACAATACTTTCTTTCCTACTTTGGACGCATCTGATATTGACAGCGTTCTTATTCTTGGTGACACTTTTGATAGACGCAAATATGTAAACTTCTATTCGCTTGATCGCTCAAAGAAGATGTTCTTTGATCAACTTGAAAAACGAAATATCAAAGTTTACATGATCGCTGGTAATCATGACACTTACTTTAAGAATACCAATGAAGTCAATTCTCCAGAGTTGCTACTGGCTGAGTATACAAATATCGCTTTAATAAATAAGGCATCAGACATAGTCGTTCATGACACATCAGTATGTTTCGTGCCTTGGATATGTCCTGATAATTATGATGAAAGTTTACAAGTAATTAATTCTAGCAAAGCAGAAGTTTGCATGGGGCACTTTGAAATTGCTGGGTTCGCAATGTATAGAGGAATGGAAAGTCATGAAGGTCTTTCTAAGGATTTGTTTAAAAAGTTTGATATGGTTTTCAGTGGTCACTACCATCATCGTAGCAATGATAGTCATATTTACTATCTGGGCAATCCATACGAACTTACATGGCAAGACTTTAACGATCCCCGAGGATTTCACTTGTTCGATTTACAAACAAGAGAACTCGAATTCATCGGAAATCCTTATACGATGTTCGAACGAATTGAGTACGACGACTCCCTTGTTGATCCCTCAATCTCGTCATACAATAATCTAAAAAACAAATACGTAAAAGTTATAGTTGTTAACAAGAATGACTTATATAAATTTGACAAATTCATCACTAAGGTTTATGATAGTAATCCATATGAAGTAAAGATAATTGAGAACTTCTCTGAGTATAGTGAAGGTGAAATTGATTCTGACATTAATCTAGAAGATACGCTTGATGTGTTATCGACTTATGTCGATTCAATTGAAACTGACTACGACAAAGAAAAGATTAAATCATTTATGAAATCTCTTTATACGGAAGCAATAAACTTAGAGGTAGAATAATGAAGCAACTTGAGATTAGTTATTTCTTTCCGCTTACGGAACAGATTGAACTTGACTTAGATTATACACCAAGTCTTAAATGGATTGAAGAGTGGAGAGCCGAACAAGCAAGAACTTCTGTCACTGCTATGTCTGGTAGTTATCTTATCTCGAATGGTGGTACTAATGCTACTTGGACAACCTTGACAACTAATTGTAATCTTGGGAATCCATCCTTTACTATTAATGTTGATGCTATGCCAATTACTATTGTGTCTAAAAAGAAACCCAACTTTATAATAAGATTCATTTATAAGTCTATGGGTATGAAATGGAAGAGTGAATGATTGTATTTAAAAAATTGTCATGGAAGAATTTTCTATCCACTGGCAATCAACCGAATACCCTGCTACTAAACAAATCAACAACTACCCTTATCATTGGAAAGAATGGTGAGGGTAAGTCCACTTGTCTCGATGCTTTGTGTTTTGGTTTGTTTGGAAAACCTTTTAGAAACATCAATAAGAATCAGATGATCAACTCTATCAACGGCAAGAACGCACTTGTTGAGATTGAGTTTTCCATTGGCAAAAAAGAATATAAAATTATTCGTGGTATCAAACCAAATATCTTTGAGATCTATCTTGATGGTGTCATGGTTAATCAAGATGCTGCATCTAAAGACTATCAAAAGATTCTTGAACAACAAATCCTTCGTCTAAACTACAAGACATTTACTCAGGTTGTTATTCTTGGATCCGCATCGTTTGTTCCCTTTATGCAGTTGTCATCTGCTCAGCGTAGGGAAGTTATTGAGGACATCTTAGACATTAAGATTTTCTCCACTATGAATTCGTTGCTCAAGGAGAAAGTAAGTGCAACTAAAGATGAAATCACCAAGGTTGAATCGGATCTCAAACTCGCCAAAGAAAGGGTTGAGAATCAGCAAGCGATCATCAAAACTATTTCTGAAGCAAAGACTAGCGCCATCGAAAGTATCAGAGCGAAAATTTCTTCTAACACTGCTGAGATTCTATCTAGTGAGAGCGAGATATCTACCATCTTGGAGGAGATCGATACTCTTAAAGCGAGCATCAATGACAAGGAAAATGTTACTGAAGATATCGACAAAGCAAAGTCATACAGAAGTAAATTTCTCCAACAAATCGAAACATGTGAGCATAACTCAGAATTCTTTAACGCACATGATGTTTGCCCTTCATGTAGACAAGGTATACCTGAGGAACATAAATCGAACATTGTCGAAGAACTTAATTCGCAGTTGGTGGAACAGAACAGAAAAGTTGGTGAACTCGAAACAGTTCTCTCCCGTCTTAATGAAAACCTACGTAAGATTACTGAAGTCCAATCGCAGATTACCGACAAGAATATTGAATTATCGACTAAAAACTCTGCGATCTCCCTACTCAATAAACAAATAAAAGGTTTACAAGAGGAAATCGAAAGTACAAAAACTGATACAGCAAATCTTGATGAAGAAAAAATTAAGTTAAAGGTATTGGCTCAAGAAGCATTGAGTAACATTAACAACAGAAAAGAGTTAGATTCTGTTAAAGAACTTCAGGAAGTTGCATCTGCTTTGTTGAGAGATACTGGTATCAAGACTGCGATTATTCGTGAGTATCTACCTGTGATGAACAAGTTGATCAACCAATATCTAAACCAGATGGATTCTTACATTCACTTTGAGTTAGATGAATCGTTCAACGAAACAATCAAGTCTAGATTTCGTGATGAGTTTACCTATGCTTCTTTCTCTGAGGGTGAGAAGATGCGCATAGACTTGGCTATCTTGTTTACATGGCGCCAGATTGCAAAACTAAAGAACTCTGTCAACACAAACCTGCTTATGCTGGATGAAATCTTTGACTCATCGCTGGATGTCAATGGGACTGACTACTTCTTAACCCTGATGAACACACTGGGCGAACATTCCAATGTGTTTGTGATCTCGCACAAGGGTGACCAGCTGTTTGACAAGTTTAGATCAGTCATAAAATTTGAAAAACGAAACGATTTCTCGGTCATTGTATAACCCTACAACCTGTAGGGGTATCCTGCAAGTCCCGCACAGCCTTGATTGCAAAAAGTGCTTGCTATTAATTAGGAAAAAGAGTATAATTATTCTATAACTTGAGGAATAATTTATGATGAATTCTAAAGACCTGCTGGCTAGACTCTTGGCAAACGAAAACTTGAATGTTATTCGAGCCAATGTTTCAACAGCATCATTTGAAAGTGTTACCAGAACATTGACCCTTCCGATGTGGAAAGATATGTCTGTTGACCAAGAGGAAATGCTTATCGGTCATGAAGTTGGCCATGCACTTTTCACTACCATTGAGCATGTTGAAAAGCCAGACTTCCGCACCATTCATGGTTATATGAATGTGGTTGAGGATGTTCGTATCGAAAAGAAAATCAAAAACATGTATCCTGGATTGCGCAAAGCATTCATCACTGGTTACAAACAACTGAACGAAAAAGACTTCTTCGGTGTTCAAGGTCAGGATCTTTCCAAACTTCTACTGATCGATCGTATCAACTTATACTACAAGTGTGGTTTCAACTGTGGTGTAAAATTTACACCAGCCGAAATGGAACTTGTCCGTCGTACTGACCAGTGCGACACAATGGATGATGTATATAATTTGGCTAGAGAAATTTATGCCTTTTCTAAAGAAGATCGCGAAGCCAAACAGAAAGAACTCAAAAAACTTCGTGAGTCTAATGGTGAAGATCTTGAAGATCTAGAAGAAATTGAGTTCGACAATTTTATGGATGATCCTGATGACTTTGACAATGATTATGCCGAAGAAGTTGAACAGGAAGACAATGAAAATTCTAACAACAGAACTACTCAGTCAACTCCTGACGCTGATACAGATACACCTGAGAAAGAACAGGAAGAACTAGAGTCCAAAACTCAGCGTGTGTTCAACGATCGCTTGTCTGAACTTGCCGACACTACCACTGTGGTTCAATACTTTATTCCTAAGTTGGAAACATCTCGCGATGTTATCATTGACTTCAAGCGAGTACTCTCAGAATTGAAACCTGAGAAAATGAAGAAGTACCAACGAACCTATGACTATCATGGTCAAAAGGTTGGTGATGATTATGTAGCCAGCGATGCCGCATCCTTGCTTAAATTTAAGACTGAGTCTATGCGTGTTGTGAACTATCTTGTAAAAGAGTTCGAGATGCGTAAGTCAGCAACTGAATACAAGCGTATCACTACTTCAAAATCAGGTGACCTCGATGTTCGTAAACTGTATGCTCATACCTTGACCGATGACATCTTTAAGAAACTTGATGTTGTTCCTGAGGACAAAAACCATGGCATGATTTTCTTGCTAGACTGGTCTGGTTCAATGTGTGATGTTATGCATGACACAATCAAACAAGTGATTAATCTTGCCATGTTCTGCCAACGAATTCAAATTCCGTATCAGGTATTTGCCTTTACCTCTGGCTATGACAGTGTTTCTTGGGAACACCGATACTCTGATAATGCAAAAGTTGACCCAATGATGGGTGGCTTTTCTGACAGTAGTTTTCACCTGATCGAGTTCTTCAACAATAAAATGTCTAACACTGAATTCAATCAGATGGTTGACTTGTTTTACAACCAACCATACAACTACCATAGAAGTTACAGTTTGAACAGTACACCTTTGAATGAGTCACTGGTTTATCTTGTTGACTATATCGGTAAGTTTGTCAAGAACAACTCTGTTGAGAAAATGTCTTTGATTACTTTGACTGATGGTGAAGGTCATTCGCTTCAAGCAGGTGGTGAGCGTAACATTCGTACTTCACGCTACAACAATGCATACGAGAAACAAAAGGTTAAGAACTATGTTCGCGATCCAATCACAAAGAAAGAATATTCCTTAGACGATAATGGATCTAACCAAACTCGTGTGTTCTTGCGAATCATCAAGGATCGTTACAACATTAAGACCATTGGTTTCCATGTTGTTCAGAACAGTCGTCGTAGTATTGATGGATTTATTCGTCACAATATTCCTGACATGCACAATGGTCACTACCTCATGGTTGAACAACTCCGCAAGGAAATCCGCCAGAATGACTACGCATTGGTGGAAAACACAGGTAGGGATGAGTTGTATCTGCTTCCAGCGTCCAAACAGAAGATTGAGGAGGGTGACCTCATAATCGACTCCAAAGACAATGCAAAGAACATAGCCAAGCAGTTCGGCAAATTCCTCGGTGTAAAGAAGTCCAGCCGAGTGGTTCTGAGCCGATTTGTGGGGCTGGTTGCCTAAGTCGTTGATTTTAAACCTTTTTTATTACCCCTACATCCTGTAGGGTTATTCCGAAAGTGCTTGACATTAATTGCAAATTCAGGTATAATTATATTATAGACTTAGAAAGGTGATGACTATGTGGGATTGTTTTAATGATAATGATTTGTATAACCTTTGTTTCAGCTACGGCATCGAAGCAGAATGCGTTATGTTGGGAAGTCGATTAATCAACCGAGAAGAAGTTGAAGCTGTTCTTACAGCATTTGAGTACGATCTTGCATTTAATGCTTGACATTAATTGTGAAATAGTGTATAATTGTTCTATATTATGAATGGAGTGAATGATGGTTGATAGTTATGTAAATGAGTTTGAATCTAAACTCTTTGAGATGTTCCCCGATGTTAAAACGACATCACAGGTTTCCCGAAAGCAGATTCAATCTGTCATGGAAACAATGAAGTCTTCCAAGTATCCAACTTGGTTGATGCAAAATAAACTCGGTCGTGGGTTATACGCGATTCCTGGTGGTAACTTCACAGCTCCCATCGTAGGTAATACCGCACTCGCACCACAGCAACCTGAAAGTGTGATTGTGGACTTTACGAACTTAGAATCCCTTGTGCCTAAAATTGATGGCAACTATGTTCCCTTTGGTAACTACAAAGATTTGGAGCGAATCGTTGCTTCAAAGCAATTCTATCCAACTTACATCTCTGGTCCAACTGGGAATGGCAAGTCAACTTCTATTGAACAGATTTGTGCCAAGTTACAGCGACCACTGATCCGTGTCAATCTGAATAAAATGACTGACGAAGACCAGTTGATTGGTTCTAAAACCCTTGTCGATGGTAATGTCGAAATCGTTGAGGGTCCAGTTATGATCGCAATGCGCTTGGGTATCCCCTTGTTGCTTGACGAGATTGACGCTGGTGGAGCAAACACTTTGCTTTGCTTGCAACCTATCCTTGAGGGTAAACCTTTCTACTTCAAACTGAAGAACGAGATGGTCTATCCCGCTGTTGGATTTAACATGTTTGCCACGGCAAACACAAAGGGTAAGGGTAGCGATGATGGTCGTTACATCGGTACCAATGTTTTGAACGAAGCGTTTCTTGAGCGATTCGCAGTGACATTTAATCAGGAGTACCCTGATGCCAAAGTGGAAATTAAGATTGTTCAAAATCTTATGAAGTCCTTTGGTGTTCTTGACGAAGAATTTGCCTCAAACCTTGTTAAGTGGGCTGAAGCAATTCGTCGTACCTTTGACGCTGGTGGTGTCGATGAGACAATCACTACTCGTCGTCTGGTTCATATTGTTCGAGCATTCTCGATCTTTAAGAATCAGAAAAAAGCAATTGAGTTGTGTACCAATCGTTTCGATGACGCAACTCGCCTTGCCTTTGTTGACTTGTTTGACAAAGTAAGTGCTGGTGAAATGATTGTTGAAGAACAAGCAGAAGTTGCACCGCAAGTCGTTGATACAGAAGTCCCATTTTAATTGAAGAAGGAAATATACCATGTTGAAATTTAAAGATCTTACAAAGTCCCAGAAACAGTTTATCGTTCGCACCATTGAGAACTTTCCTGAGTATTACTCGGAGCGTTCTTTGGGTGCTAAACAAATCCATGCATCTTATTACAAGATGAAGGATGAGCGTAGCACTTCTGGTGAGAAGTTGGGTTATCCTAACTGGTTACAAAGCAACAACCGAGTAGGTCGTGGTCAGTATCAGATGCCTTGGCCAACCGAGTCTGAATTTGCAGCATTCTCAACTGTCACAGTTACAAAAACAGATAAAGATGCAAGTAAACTCCAAAAAATAATTGACGAAAGTCCCGAAGAAGGAGTAGAATATCAATCTGACTCGGAGTTCATGGACGAACTTCGTGCTAACGGAATTCCTGTCTAACAGGTTCGGTTGGGGTTTGGTTTTATTGCCATCACCATTCCCTTTTTTAATTGATGGCGTTATTATGGAGATATTATGTCTAAGAAAGAACAGCTTTTAAAGCACCTGCAAGCAGGCAAAGCATTTACTGCGAAGCAAATCACTGCTTCATTTGGTATTGCTAACCCAGCTCGCCATGTTCAAGTTTTGCGTGAACAAGGTTACTGTGTATACAGCAACCCAACAACTTTGAGCAATGGTTCAGTTGCTACCAAGTATCGTATCGGCACACCAAGTCGCCGTATCATTGCTTTGGCTCAAGCGATTGTTGGCGCACAAGCATTTACTCGTGCTTAATTAGTGAGTTATGAATGGGCATTCCTTCGGGAGTGCTCATTTGTATTTACACTGGAGAAAGTATGTCAACTAGAAAAGATATTGTAGCAGCAAGCCAAACAGCTACCACTGGTGGGCGCAAATTTGATGGTGGTAAACTTCAATATGGTTTGCTACCTCCACTTGCATTAAAAGCAACTGTAGAAATTCTAACATTTGGTGCCGAGAAATACGAACCAGATAATTGGAAGAATGTTCCTGACTCAAAGCGTAGGTACTTTGACGCAATGCAAAGACACTTATGGGCATGGAAAGAGGGAGAACAAGATGATCCCGAAACAGGTAAGAACCACTTGGCACATGCAATGTGTTGCTTGATGTTCTTATATGAACACGATGTATACTATTCTGTTGAAGAAAATAAATTTGACAAATAGATCGTTTTGAAGTATAATGTATTATACATATTATTATGTTAATTGAAAAGGAAATTAAATGAAATTAAGCAAACAAACTGTCGAACTGTTGAAGAACTTTTCAACTATCAATAGTAACCTCTTGTTGAAAGCAGGAAACAAGATTGGTACCATCTCTGGTCCAAAAAATATTATGGCATCTTCTCCGATTGCTGAAACAATCCCAAGCGATTTTGGTATCTATGATCTAAATGAATTCCTTGGTGCACTATCATTGTTTCAAGACCCAGACTTGACCTTCAGTCAAAAGTATGTTGACATTCGTGAGAATAACAACAGCATTAAATACTATGCAGCTGAAGCAGCAAACCTCACTGTCCCACAGAAAGAGATTACCTTTCCCGATCCTGAGATCAACTTTCGTGTTACCTCGGCAACCTTAGATTTGGTTCGTCGTACCAGTGGTGTTCTTTCGGCACCTGACTTGGTTATCGCTGGTGATGGATCTAAGATTGTTGGTAAAGTTTGCCAGAAGAAAAATGCTTCAGCGAACTCCTACGATGTAGATCTTGGTCCAACTGATAAGGTGTTTAATGTAAATCTTAAAGTTGAGAACTTAAAGATGGTGGCAGGAGAATATAATGTCTCAATCTCAAGCAAACGAATCAGCAGATTCGCAGGAACAAACGACCTCGTCTACTATGTCGCAGTCGAAGCCGACTCAACATTCGAGTAAGTATTATGTAGTGCCAGAACAAGAGGGTGAATCTGATCGCCCTCTTAATCCCTTTAGTCAACATTAATTATGAGAAATATATTATGGATAAGCGAAAGAAAATACCAAACCCAAGAGTAAATCGTAAAGTATTACCACCTGAAGAACTATACACAATTGATCTTGAAACAGGCAAGAAGATTAAGAAAATGGTTTGGTGTGATTATCACAAAGACTGGGAATGGATTGCTGATTTTTATACAGAGAGTGAAGCAAAAGCCAAGCATCCTAATGATGTTAGAAATATGTGTATAGCAGCATGGGATTTAGTCAAAGGTAAAACTAACTTGGATAAAGTATCAGTTCCTAGACCTAAGAAAGAAAAATCTACAGCATCATTAATTAACTTTCTTAAATGACTGAAATTCAAGATTTAGAAAAGCTGCTGAAAGATAATGAAGAGTTTAGGAAAAAGTACGGATATAATCCACACGACAATTATGTTTGGCGTGAGATTATGTCTTTTAATTACTTAAAGAATACTTATCCAACTATTCAAAAGGTAACAGGGCGATATAAAGAGGATGGAAATTGTTCTGAGTTGGGTTTAAAGTGGATTGAACATAAATCTACAAATAAACCAATTAGAAAAAAGAGTCAAACATATAACTTTGATAAAATCTATTTTGAGTTTGATACTGGCGAAAGTAGAATGCGCCACATGCATGAGATAGATGGTTTTATATTTGGTATATATGATAGAGGTAGTTCTACACATCCAAATCCTGTAAGTATTTTATTTGTATATGGTAAGAATCTTAAAACTCTTATAAGTATTATTGAAGAAGAAAAGAAAAGATTTTTTGATGAGGGTATACGAAAACGAGATACTATAGAAATATATTATCAAACGATCGCACCACTGGCAGAAGCATTTGGGGTTACGCCAAAACCAATTTTATAACATTATGGAGTTTATATTATGAGTGAGTTTCTTTGGGTTGAAAAGTATCGACCACAGACCATTGACGACTGTATCCTGCCTGACTCTTTGAAGAAAACCTTCAAGGAGTTTATCGCATCTGGACAGTTACCAAACTTTTTGTTCTGTGGTACGGCAGGTGTCGGTAAGACCACAGTTGCCAAGGCACTATGCAATGAGATCGGTGCCGAGTTCCTATTGATAAATGGTTCAGAAGAATCTGGTATCGATGTTCTTCGTACCAAGATTAAGTCCTTTGCTTCCACTGTATCTCTTACAGATTCTAAAAAGGTAGTTATCCTTGACGAAGCAGACTATCTCAATGCCAACTCTACTCAGCCAGCTCTGCGTGGATTCATTGAGGAGTTCTCTAACAACTGCCGATTTATCTTTACATGTAACTTTAAGAACCGAATCATCGAGCCTCTTCATAGTCGGTGTTCAGTTGTAGAGTTTAAGATTGACAACAAAGATAAACAACAAATCGCTGCCAACTTCTTCAAACGAGCAGCAGGTATTCTTAAGGATGAAGGTATTGAGTTTGATCCAAAGGTAGTTGCCGAAGTTGTTACCAAACACTTCCCTGACTATCGTAGGATTCTAAACGAACTTCAACGCTACTCTGTCGCAGGCAAGATTGACTCTGGGATTCTTGTAAACTTATCTCAAGAATCATTTCGCGAACTCGTTGGCTTCCTGAAGGAAAAGAAATTCGCAGATGTACGCAAGTGGGTCGCTAAGAATTCTGACATTGAAACTACACAGTTGTTCAAAGAACTGTATGACAATGCCGTTGACTTTCTAGATGCTTCAACTGTTCATCATCTTGTTTTGATTCTGGCAGACTACCAATATAAAGCAGCATTCGTAGCTGACCATGAACTTAACACAGTCGCAGCGATGACTGAGATAATGATTCAATGCAAGTTTAAGTGAGGTTGCCATGTTAGAAATAATTGTACTGGTAATCATACTGTTTGGTGTTTGGTATCTTGGCGCACTGTTTGGTTGGCAAGCACATGAGCGTATGCTTCGTAGGAACATTCGTTATTCAATTAATGAGTTCCAAGAATATGTTGAAGACACTTACATAAAAATTAAAATTGAAAAGCACAATGATATGTTATATGTATATGACAATACGACACATGCTTTTATGGCTCAAGGCAAAACACGCAAAGACATTGAACAAGAGTTACAAAATAAGTTTCCAGGTAAAAGATTTGCTGCACAAACCGAAGAGATCTCATTGTTGGGGACAGAATAATGTCACCCTTTGACTTTCTAAATGCAATAAACACAACCAAGAAGGATCTGATTCGTGAAGATCCATTGAACGAGAAGGACTATACTCCGTTCATGGTAAACAGGGGTTTATCTTATTTCGCCGACACAGTTATGATGGCCAATGAGATGAATAGGAATTCTGGCATTCCCAAGAAATGGCAGAATGATTTCTTGCTAAATACAATTAGCAAGAAGAAGCGATTTTCAAAGTGGCACAAAAAAGACGCTGATGATAGGAAACTTCTTCTAATCATGGAATACTATAAATATTCTACTGAGAGAGCCAAAGAGGTTATGGACATAGTGAGTCCTGACCAGTTGACTATGATAGAAGAAAAACTATATAAAGGTGGAAAATAATGTCTGTTGAAATGATATACTATGACTGGACGCCAGATTCTATGCTGGAAGTCCTGTTACCTGAACCTGATAATTTTTTGAAGATTCGCGAAACCCTTACACGCATCGGGATCGCTTCCAGAAAAGAACAAAAATTATATCAGTCTTGCCATATCTTGCATAAACAGGGTAGGTATTTTATTGTTCACTTCAAGGAACTGTTTGCATTGGATGGTAAAGAATCCAATATAACTTCCAATGATATTGAGCGTAGAAATACAGTGGCAGGATTGTTACAAGATTGGGGATTGCTGAAGATTGTGGACAACACAAAGGCAGAACCAAAAGTCTCTTTGTCGCAAATTAAAGTTGTGGCATACAAAGAGAAAGCAGAATGGGAATTAGTTCCTAAATATAATATTGGTAAGAAAATTACCACTAAATAATTTTACATAACTTGGAGTAAAAATGAACATCAAACTTGAATTGAGCATCGATGAAGTTAACACTGTATTGCGTGTGCTAGGTAAACATCCTTTTGAGGAAGTTGTTTCCTTGGTTGGTAAGATCAAACAACAGGGTGACCCACAGGCAGAAGCATTGGCTAAAGAAGCAGAAGAAGCTGCCAAAACAGCTGCACCTGCTGCATAAGAATTCACCTTAGGACCGCTAAGAAACGAATCGCATAAAGCTGGTAGTGCGTTAAGTTACCGCTGGATCCAGTAACCAGCAACCCTCTATGCCCATTTGGGGTAGAGTATTTTTAAACTCGCTTAATAGGAGAACTACTATGGGTAATTCATTACCACACCTTGCATTATTTGGTCCAGGATTTAAGGACTTCGACAAATTCTTTGTCGGCTTTGATGAATCAGCAAAACAATTACAATCGTTACATGCTGATCTAACTAAAAACATCCCCAACTACCCACCATACAACATTCGCAAGAATGATGAGAACTCATACACGATTGAGATCGCTGTTGCTGGCTTCGGACAGAACGAGATCGACATTGAAATTGATGGTGGCAAATTAGTTGTCAAGGGTAATATTGACGCAAGTCTTGATGCTCTAGAAGATAACTTCTTGTTCAAAGGTATCGCTACTCGTGCATTTACACGTGCCTTTGCTATCGATGATCACATCGAAGTTAAGAACGCAGAACTATTCAATGGTATGTTGAAGATTGCTTTGGAGCGTTTGGTTCCTGAAGAAAAGAAACCAAAGAAAGTTCCTGTGAATGTTAAAGGTAAGAAGACACTTTTACAGGAGAACGAATATGACAATGCTGCAGAAAGTCTTTAATCCGATTGGTAAATTTTTCAGTCTAATGGTTGAAGCACTTGTTGAGGCACGTAAAGCCAGAGCAGATGCAATCACCAAAGGGATTGGAAGATAAAACAATTCTAGAGAAGTAATAGAGTGGGGACTTGTTCCCCACTTCTTCATGAGACTAAATAGTTTTATGAAGAAAAAAGCAAGCGTATTTCCAAACATGGTAACATATGTTCCTATCCGAAGAAAGGATTGGGTGCTTAAGATTTCAATCTTTAAAAACAACTCTATACTTGTTGTTGGTTATAATGTTTATACATTTTCTATTATCGTGAGACAGTTCGATGAGCCAGATCTAGCTGCTTCTTTTATTGACTTTATGGTAGAACAGGAAGAATTATGACAGTGAAAGTTTATAAGATGATTAATGGTGAAGATATTATTGGTGAGGAAGTAAAAGCCGATAGTGCTAACTATATTATTAAATCTCCAGCACAAGTTGTGCTGCAAAGAACAGAAACAGGTATGGGTGTTGCTCTAGCACCTTATATGCCTTTTGCTTCTGGCGACATTAGATTGTACTACTCAGCAATTGCTGCAGAGTGCACTCCAGATCAAAACATGATCAATGAATACAACAGAATCTTTGGCTCAGGCATTCAGGTAGCCCCAGCATCTGCCCTTGCAGGTTTGCAAATAGCAAAATAACCCTTGACATTTAATGGCGTTTCAGGTATAATAATACTTGAGACGCTATTTTCCATTGGAGATTTATTATGTTTATGTTCGATATTGAGACTCTTGATGCAGAGTCCACAGCTGTAGTTTTGTCAGCGTCAATCATTCACTTTGATATTGGCGAGCAGTATACTTATGACGAACTGATGAACAATTCTTTGTTTGTTAAATTTGATGCCAAAGAACAAATCGCAATGAAGCGTTCTATCGACAAGGGAACTGTTGATTGGTGGGCAGGACAACATGAATATGTTCGCAGTATTTCTTTGGCTCCCAAGAAAGATGACTTGACTTCTCTTGATGGAATTAATAAAATAAAAGAATATATCGCAAAGTATCCAGAGAAAGACCAAACCTTTTGGGCTCGTGGTTCGCTTGATCAAATGTGTATTGATAGTTTGTGTAAGTCAGTTAAAGTTGATTTAATTACAAACTACAATGTTTGGCGTGATGTTCGAACAGCAGTTGACTTACTTTGTGAGACAGGTAAGAATGGCTACTGTGATATTGTTCATCCTACCTTTCAACGACACAATGTTATCAAGCATCACCCAACTCATGACTGTGCCTTGGATATTATGATGTTAATTTATGGGAAATAAATGAAAGAATTTTATACAAGCGTTGTTCAATATGGTAGTAAGATGCTTGTCCGTGGCTACGACAAAAGCGGAAGTCCTTTTAGACATCGTGTAGATTTCAACCCAACTATCTTTGTTCCATCAAACAAACCAACAGAGTATCAAACTCTTGATGGTAAGTATGTTGCTTCACTTCAATGTGGCAATGTTTATGAGACCAAAGAATACATTGAACGATACCAAGATATTCAAGGATTCGAGATCTACGGCAACAACAACTGGGTTGCTCAATTCATCAGCGACACTTATAAAGGTGAGATCGTTCCAGATACAGATTTGGTTAAGATCTTTTCTTTGGATATTGAAACCAAAACCGAAAATGGTTTTCCCGATATCCCTTCAGCAAATGAAGAGATTCTTTTAATCACACTTCAAGATAACAAAACAAAAAAGATTGTTACCTTTGGTCGTCAACCAATTGGTAATGCTGGTGATGTTGACTATCGTTGTTTCGAAAACGAAGCACAGATGCTCAAGGAGTTCCTAATCTACTGGCAGGATAACTGTCCCGATGTTGTTACTGGTTGGAACATTAACTTCTTTGATATTCCTTATCTTATTCGTAGGATTGAATATGTTCTCGGTGAATCTTTTGCTAAGAAGATTTCGCCATGGGATATGATTCGTGAACGTAAGGTTGCCATGAAAGGTAGCGAGGAATTGACATACGACATTCAAGGTGTTGCTATGTTAGACTACATGGATCTTTATAAGAAGTATACCTACTCGGCGCAAGAGTCTTATCGTCTTGATCATATTGCCTTTGTTGAGTTGGGTGAAAAGAAACTAGACCATAGTGAGTACGCAACCTTCAAAGACTTTTACACTCATAACTGGAAGAAGTTCGTCGCCTATAACATTCACGATGTACACTTGGTTGACAAACTTGAAGACAAGATGAAGTTGATCGAACTGCAGTTGACCATGGCGTATAATGCCAAGATTAACTATGAAGATGTATTCTCTCAGGTTCGTATGTGGGATGCTATCATTTATAATCATCTTCGTGAAAAGAATGTTGTCATACCACAAAACTCTGGTAATCGCAAAGGTGAGAAGTTTGAGGGTGCTTATGTCAAGGATCCTCTTGTTGGTTTACACAAGTGGGTTGCTTCCTTTGACTTGAACAGTCTGTATCCTCACTTGATTATGCAGTATAACATCTCCCCTGAGACAATGCTTGAGGGTCGTGAAACTGTAACAGTTGACTATCTACTTCAACAGAAGATTGACACCAGTTCTATCAAGGAACGCAATGTCACAATGACAGCCAATGGCGTTTGCTATACCAAAGAGAAACTTGGTTTCATGCCAGAGTTGATGGCAACTATGTATGCCAATCGTTCTAAGTTTAAGAAGCAGATGTTGAAAGCTGAACAGGAATATCAAAACGACAAGAGCAAGAAAAACTTGCTAAAGGATATATCTCGACTTAACAACCTGCAGATGGCAATGAAGATTGCTCTAAACTCTGCTTATGGTGCAATGGGTAATCAATATTTCCGCTACTTTGATCTACGAATGGCAGAGGGAATTACCTTGTCTGGTCAGTTGTCGATTCGTTGGATGGCAAACAAACTAAATGTTTTCCTAAACAAAACAATGAAGACCGAAGGCAAAGATTATGTCATTGCCATTGACACCGATTCAATCTATCTAACTCTTGAGAATCTAATCGAATCTGTTTGTAAAGGTAAGACTGACGAAGAGAAGATTAAGTATATGGATAAGATATGCGAAGATGTTTTCCAGCCATTCATTGACAAGGGTTATGAAGAGTTGGCTGATTACATTAATGCCTATGCTCAAAAGATGCAGATGAAACGTGAGGTATTGGCAGACAAAGCAATCTGGACTGCCAAGAAGCGTTATATCATAAATGTTCACAACTCTGAAGGTGTTCAATATGCGGAACCTAAAATTAAAGTTATGGGTCTTGAAATGGTCAAGTCCTCTACTCCTCAAGTTATACGTAACAAACTTAAAGATTCGATCAAGGTTATTCTTGAAGGAAATCAAAGCAAGATTCATTCGTACATACATTCGTTTAGAGATGAGTTTAACAAACTATCAATTGAAGAGATTGCGTTCCCGAGATCAGTAAATGGTCTACGAGAGTATGGTAGAAGTTCCACGATCTATGGTAAGTCAACACCGATCGCAGTTCGTGGTGCGCTGTTGTTTAACTATCACACAAAAGAAAAGGGACTTGAGAAACAATACCAACCCATTCGTGATGGCGACAAGATTAAGTTTGTGTATCTCAAGACACCGAATCCGATTCAAGAAGATGTTATTTCTTTCTCTCAAGAACTACCTAAAGAATTAAACCTACATAGTTATGTAGACTACGAAAAACAATTCGAAAAGGTTTTCCTTGATGCAGTACAGATTGTTATTGAACCTTTGGGTTGGAGCGTAGAACCAAAATCATCACTGGAGGATTTCTTTGCGTAATATTCGTATCATTAAAACTGGCATCAATGTCAGCAAGATACTAAATCAGCTGAAGCAGCACCCCGACGATTGGATGAATCAAAGAAGAATTGAGGGTGTGCAATCTTTGGTTGATCGAGGTTATGATGACATCCCTGTTGGAAACCTTCAGCTCGTTATGGGTTCTGTAGAAAAAGCTGAAGACTTTGTGGGAGACAGTGAGATTTGTGTTCCAACTCCAGCAATACACAATCACACAGAGATTGTGGGATTCATGAAACGAAACTTTAAAAAGTTTAGTCGTTGTGGATTTCTGTCTCTGCCTGTCGATGGTGTTGTTGGACTACATATTGATGAGGGGACTTACTATCTAACAAGAGATCGTTATCACTTATCTATTCAAGGAAGATATAGATATTTTGTAGGCGATGAACACTACGATGTTGAACCTGGAACTCTGCTCTGGTTCAACAACAAACTAATGCACGGAACTGCAAACATTGGAGATTGTACCAGAGTCACCTTTGTATTCGATGTCCCACACAGCAAGAATAATCCTTGACTTGCAAACATATACATAGTATAATAGAAATAAATATTTGGAGAACATATGAGTTTATTAGATAAAATTAAAAAGAATTCAACTATCAAGGATAGCGCAATTCTATCACAATCAAAATTCTTCACCAAGAAGGATATGATTCCTACCTCTGTCCCAGCAATCAACATTGCTTTGTCTGGTCGACTTGATGGTGGTTTAGTCCCAGGTGTTACAATGTGGGCTGGTCCATCGAAACACTTTAAAACGGCATTCTCTTTGTTAATGGCTAAGTCCTATCTGGACAAGTATGACGATGCTGTTCTTTTATTTTATGACTCTGAGTTTGGTACTCCGCAGTCCTACTTTGATTCCTTTGGTATTGATACTGATAGAGTTATTCACACTCCTCTTACCAATGTTGAACAGTTGAAGTTTGACATCATGCAACAACTTGAGGGTGTTGATCGTGGTGACCATTTGATTATTGTTATTGATTCTATTGGTAACCTTGCTTCTAAGAAAGAAGTTGAAGATGCTATGGAAGGTAAGTCTGTTGCTGATATGTCAAGAGCAAAGCAGATGAAGTCACTGTTCCGTATGATCACACCACACTTGAATCTGAAAGATATCCCACTGGTTGTTGTCAATCATACCTACATGGAAATTGGTATGTTCCCCAAAGCAATCGTTGGTGGTGGCACTGGTTCGTACTACTCAGCTGACAATATTTTCATTATCGGTCGTCAACAAGAGAAAGAAGGAACTGAGGTTATCGGTTACAACTTTATTATTAATGTGGAGAAATCAAGGTACGTGCGTGAGAAATCTAAAATACCTGTTACTGTATATCATGATGGTGGTATCAGTCGTTGGTCTGGTCTACTTGACATTGCTATGGAATCGGGACATGTGGTTAAACCATCAAATGGATGGTACTCAAGAGTTGATACGGATACTGGTGAAATAGAAGATAAGAAATATCGTATCAAAGATACTGATAACAAAGAATTCTGGATGCCTATTCTTGCCAAGAAAACATTCGTTCAGTTTGTTAAAGACAAGTATCAAGTTGGCTCAACTGAAATCCTCAAAGATGAGGACATCGAAAAAGAACTTGCAGAGATTGACAATGAAGACTGATATGGTTCGTCCACATAAGACATTAGAACGCAATGGAGTTCTTGCGTTAATGTTGACGGAGGGAGAATTTTCAGGTATAATATTCTCTTATGGTCGAGTTTCCTTTGAAGAAGATAAAGAAAACGATAGACTTAGAGTTAAATTTGTATACAACATACATGAACAAGAACCAGAAAATCTTGACCACACTGCCTTTAAAAAAGAGTTGGGCGATTTCCTAATGGAACTTATGGCGTATGGTGTAATTAATAACGATATAGTATATACAGGCGGTGTTAATGAGAATAGAGAAGTCGATCCTATCGAACTTGATCCACAATGAAGAATATTGTCGTAAGGTAGTTCCTCATCTTAAGACTGAGTATTTTTCTGACAGAAAAGAATCAGTAGTTGCTCAGGAACTTATAAAGTTTTTTGTAGAGTATAACAAGCCAGCATCTCCAGAAATCTTGGCGATTGAAGTTGGCAACAGAAAAGATTTAAACGACAAGGAAGTGCCTGAGTTTGAAGTTTTTATTAATGAACTCACAAGTAAAGAAACTAATGTAGATTGGTTACTTGGTGAAACAGAAAAATTCTGTAGAGATAAGGCAGTTTATAATGCGATTTTACAATCAATTAAAATCATTGATGGTGGGGATAAAGTTAATACCAAGGATGCGATTCCTTCTATACTCTCTGATGCTCTTGCCGTGTCTTTTGATAACCATGTTGGTCATGACTACATCGAGGATTTTGATGACAGGTATGATTTTTATCATAGGGTGGAAGAGAAGATTGCATTCGATCTTGATCTCTTTAATAAAATCACTAAAGGTGGATTATCAAAGAAGACCCTTAGTGTGGTACTGGCTGGTACTGGGGTTGGCAAGTCTTTGTTCATGTGTCATGTGGCTGCTAGCACCTTAATGCAAGGCAAGAATGTTTTATACATTACCATGGAGATGGCTGAAGAAAGAATCGCTGAGCGTATCGATGCCAACCTAATGAACATTGGTATGGATGAGTTAAGAATTATCGATAGAGAATTATATCAAAAGCGATTTAGTAAAGTATCTACAAAGACACAGGGTAAGTTGATTGTTAAAGAATATCCAACAGCAGGTGCCCACGCTGGTCACTTTAAAGCATTGCTTGAAGAATTGAAACAAAAGAAGAAGTTTGTTCCAGACATGGTTATCATTGATTACCTGAATATCTGTTCTTCTTCTAGAATGAAGCAAGGTGCCAATGTAAATTCTTATACATATATTAAGAGCATCGCAGAAGAGTTGAGAGGATTGGCAGTTGAATATGCTGTACCAATTTTATCAGCTACTCAAACGACTCGCTCGGGTTTTGCTAATACTGATGTAGGATTAACAGACACTTCTGAATCATTTGGTTTACCAGCTACAGTGGATTTTATGTTTGCACTAATATCCTCTGAAGAATTGATGAACCTGAATCAGATTCTTGTGAAACAGTTGAAGAATCGTTACGGCGATCCATCTTACTTTAAGAAGTTTGTAATTGGGGTTGACAGATCTAAGATGAAGTTATATAATTTAGAAAGTACCGCACAAGAAAACATATCTGACTCTGGACAAGAAGATACTGGTCCAGTTTTTGACAAGTCTGAATTCGGAAAGCGTGTAAAGGCAGAAGAGTTCGAAGGATTTAAGTTTTAGGAGAGAGTTATGGTTAGAAAAATTGTAGCAGAAAGAAAATATGACTGCACTGATTTATTGGGGAAATTCGTAGATGAACGACATTATGATATCCTTGTTGAAGAAGATTGCGATGTTTATGCACCAGCTGATTGCGAAATTGGAGCACAGGCAGGCTGTGACAGAGACTGTTCAGACTGCGAAACAGGAACAGACGAAAGAAAAATCGTCTTCAAATTCCGCAAGAACTTCTTCACCAAAGAAGAGCAGCAAATGGCTTATATCGGATTACGCGAAGCAGCCACTCGGACGGAAAACAGGGGTATCGCATCGGGCATCAAAGAAGGTATAGTTGCCACTGACGAAGGTCGCGAATGGGTAACTAACTATCAAGATGAAATGACAACAGCCTTGTTGGCAAATCGCAACGCATCGCTTGATGAGAATGATGTTATCGATGCTATTCGTGCCAAGTATCCTCGTGATGTTGATAAGAAGATGGCTGGTGGTGCAGGTAAAAACAATGTCTGGGTTATCTCTCGCTATCGTGATGGTAAGTTTGACTTCGAAGCATGGTTAGATTCTATCAAACCTTTGAGTCGCACTGAGCGTGCAGACGCAACTGAAGAAGTTATGAAGATGATGAGTCTAACTACCTATGGTACTGCTGTTAATTCAGGTATCGCAGGCTGGTTTGATCGTTATCCTCGCATTCCCTATGGTCGTGCCACTTCTTACACTGCCAATAACTTTGACAAGTTTAAAATGTCCTATCCATTCTTACAATCACTGTCTCGTGGATTTAAGGAACTGCTACCATGGCGTTATACTAATCAGATGCAAGCAGCAGCGAAAATTGATCCAGCATTTCTTGTTCCTGAAACACCATTCACAACTGTTACGGTAAACAAAACTTTCCGTACTGCTGCTCACTATGACGCAGGTGATTTAAACACTGGTCTTTCTAATCTGTTGACCTTGTCCAATGATGGCAACTACACAGGTGGTTACTTGATTGCGCCTGAGTATCGTGTTGCTGTCAATGTTCGTCCAGGAGATTTGTTGTTGATCAACAACCATGAAGTTATGCATGGCAACACTCCTATCGTTTGCGAAGAAGGTTCTGAGCGTATCTCGTTGGTTGTTTATTTCCGTGAGAAGATGCTTGAACTTGGTTCAAAAGAATATGAAGACTGCCGATATGACTTTGTTGAATCTCGCAGACTTAATAAAGAACATCCACTTTGGAAGAAACTTTGGAATGGAGTTTCTGAAGGTATGTGGGAATCAAAAGAATGGTATGACTATTGCGAAAAGCATCTTGATCGTGACACACTAATTAAATATCACCCACTGGCAAATGCTGGCACACTTGAGGAGTTCTTTTAATGAAAATTATGATGGTCATGCATACCTTCAATAACTTTGGAGGTATTATCAACCACTGTGAACATCTCATGGCTGGTTTAAAAGAGTTGGGTCATGAGGTTACCTTTGCGTATCTTAAACCAAACAAACAGGTAAAGTCTGTTGAGATTCCAACAACTCTTAAAGAAGGTTATGAAATTGGGGTTGGCTCAGGTTATCCAGTGCATCAGGGTGATGGTTGGATTGCTCCCTACTATTCTTACAAAGTTAAAGAGTCAATTGATCAGTTTATTCGTGATGCTAACACACATGACATTGTTATTTGGCAGTCAATCTTTGGCTTCAAAAACAAAGACACAGAGCAAGACTTGAACTGGTTGCCAATGGTTCAAAAGATTACGGCAAAACAAGTTCCAATTATTCATGATGCGAATTTGAAGAAACTATATCCATGGATTGTTTTATTTGAGAAACACTTTTCTGGAGTTGCCTGCGTACACCCTGCTGCTTATGAATCTGCGGATTTTCTTAATGTTCCAAGAGCATTAATCTTAAATCCTCAGGATATTGATGGTGTACCAGCGACCCCACCTTTCTCTGCTCGTGAGAATAAACTACTGTCGATTCAAACATTCAAGCGTTGGAAACGTGTCGATGATTTGATTCGTTCAGTTCCCTACATGCCACAGGTAAAAACTTTGGTCGGTGGTTATGGTATTGAAGCAGCCTACATGATGTCCAAAGATAAGTGTAAGGAAGAATACTATGCAACTAAAGACTATGATCCAGATGTAACACCCGATCGTGAGGGTAAGCGTATCTGGGAGAATGCCGAGAACTCAGGCAACTTTGAGTATATTGGGTTTATATCAGGAGGTAAACGTGATGAAATACTGGCCAGTTCTAAGTTTTTGGTTGATCCAAGTTGGTCTAATACTTTCGGGGAACACTTCAATAGAGTTGTTATTGATGCTATGCGGATTGGCACTGTTCCAATTGCTGTTAATTATGGGGTATCCAACAACGAAGAAGGAATGGGAGTCGTCCTCAAAGCAGGAATAAACTACTGCATGTTGAAGAAGTCTTACACACCGAAACAGTATGGCGAAGCGATCGCTAACTTTTGTGACATGAGCGAAGCTGATTACCGTCAAATTCAACTAAATAATTATGAACTGATCAAACAATTTGATCGTAAAGTTATTGCTCAGCACTATATTGATGTGGCTAATCAGAAACCAACTGGGTATCTAACTGAGTTGAAAGTTAAGACTAATCATGATCCATCTATTCACCAGAAAGCACAGGAGATGTTCGATGAACACTTTGAAAGCAAAAAGGAAGTTGACTTGGAATCACTATTTGGGTAGTGTAAGATGAGACACATTCAAAGTTTAGACTTCGACTTTGTTGATATGCTGAACTTTGATGATCGCCCATTCAGGGCAAAGTTTGTTCCAGCGAAAATCTGGAACGACCTTGATAGATACAAAAATGACGCCACTGGCTTGGGGAATTACTTCAAGAAGTGGCGATTTTCCATTGTATGGCACTATGAATCTAAGCCAACAAAGAAAATTGCCGTTGGTGGTGGTTACTACACAGATGAAGGTCGTTCTGAGTTAGATATTTGGACAAGTTCAGACACAGACTTCAATCACCACAAGTTTACAGATGTCTCATGGGCAAGGTTCAAGTACAGAACTATTCAAGTTTGTATGCATGAACTTATCCACTGTAAGCAGTACTATGGTAAGGATGAGGAGTACTGCGCCAGCAAGGTTTACTACTCAAGAACTGGAATTGAGCGCATAGACAACAACAGAGACTATCACTCTGGTCGTGATGAGATTGAGGCATATGCTCACTGCGTTTACCTTGACTTTAAAACCAAGCGTCCAACCATCCCAGTGGCAGAACTAATTCGACATGCCAAAACCTACAAGGTTTCAAAAACACTGTCTGGAATTCAAAGAGTATTTCAAACAGATCGTTACAATGAGGTTATCCCTCTCCTACTCCGTAAGATTTTAGTTTGGGAAAGAAAATATAATCGTTACCATGCTTGACTAAATATTGCTATTAAGGCATAATTTAATCACTATGGCATCTATTGTTGGAAGTTCCACCTACGGAGAAGGACACAAGGTTGTTCTTAAAGACAGCACACAAATTAAAGCTGCTGCTCTAGTTGCGCAATTGACTAAGGCTGGGTACAAACTCAACGAGTCAATCTTCTCAATTACCAAAAGTAAAACCAAACCAGACAAAGAAATTTCTGTCACAACAACTGGAAAAGATAAACTGTTTCTTAAAGATGATAAGAGTAAAATAGTTTTATTCACTGGTTCTGCTGGCGCAATCAATAATCTATTCAATCATTTCACCGCAAATGCCAAGGCAGACACAAGACAACTAACTGAGATTAAAGAGAAAGTTAGTATGTGGTTGTTTGAATCTGTAATTGAAAAGGGAATATATCTAAAAGAAGATGCTATTCTTGCGAAGTTAACTGTTGGTGAGAAGAAACTGTATGATCATACTTACTATGAGTCTGCAGTTAAACAAGCAAAAGTATTGAAGCCGATGGTAAAGGGTAATGGATTCTACTACGAACGACAGGCAGAAAATCTAACTGCCAAGCTGTATGAAGTTGGTAGAAAGTTATCTAAAAAGGCAAATGACAACTGGAATCCTGCCGATGTTTGGATGATCAAGAAAACATTCGACATGAAGAAGTTTACTGAAGCCACAACTATCACTGAATTAAATGAATCAATCGGTGCAGCGTATAAGAAAGGTTTGGTATACCCAATCTCTCTGAAGCAAGTTACAACTGACAAGGGAAAGTTCTCTGTTATTGATGTAAATACAATGCTCTCCCAACCATTGCAATATGATGTTTCCTTTGAGAAGGTAGACTTGTCTGATACCTTTGCCAATTTTATTCTGCAGACTAAATCAGGGTTCGCAATCCGAGCAGGATTTAAAGCATCTGCCACCACATTAAATGTTTCCCTAGAAGGTAGATTTGTCGGCGCAGGTTACCAATTGGGTGCCATTGATGCCAGTACTTTCCCTGTCCATATGACAACTAAGTATTCCTACACTGTTCGTGGGAGTAAAGAAGTGGCCAAGGCTGACCATGATATTGCCAAGAAAGAACTAAAGAAGATTATCGAAAGATATGGAAGATTCTCCAATACAATGACAGATTTTAAGGCAGTGGAAAAACAATATAATAGTGGAAATAAATTGACCAAAGATAGATTCGCTAATTTAATTTCCTATATGTATGCTCTAATGGTCGCTCCAAAAACACCAAAAGAATTTAAAGAATTAATGACCTACTGTTATTATTCTTCTAAAAAGTTGGTTGCAGACGCTAGTATGTACGTTATTATAGAAAATGGATAACCCTACCAGTCGTAGGGTTATTACTTGACATATATTTGCAAATCAGGTATAATATAAATATAAGAATAAGAGGGTATCCAATGAAATCGTTCCAAACATTCCTGAAAGAAGAAGCCGAAGAAGGCTCTAAACTCAAACATATTACTCATCCAGAGGATCGTCCACTGTTCCATGGTCATGAGGGTTTCGAACATGCTCATGGCGCACTGACTCATGCTCATGAGCATATGAAGTCTGGAGCAAGCAATAGCAATCTGACTACAAAGTATGATGGTTCCCCAGCTGTTGTTTTTGGTACTCACCCAAAGACTAAAAAGTTTTTCGTGGCTACCAAGTCTGCGTTCAACAAAGATCCAAAAATTAATCACACTGCAGCAGATATTGAAAAGAACCATGGTCATGCTCCAGGATTGGTTACTCATCTTAAGGCTGCTCTTGAGCATCTACCAAAAGTTACACCAAAGGGTAAAGTATATCAAGGTGACTTGATGCACTCTGGTGGTGACAAAGGAACTGTTTCTCATGATAAGAAAACAGGCAAGTCTTCTTTTACTCCAAATACAATTACCTATACAGCCAGTGGCGACGAAGCCAAGAAAGCTGCCAAATCTAAAGTTGGTATCGCTGTTCATACTCAATATCATGGTAAAGATATTGGTTCAATGTCTGCTCATCATGAAGTTAATCATAGTGAGTTCGGTCAACACCCTGATGTTCACCACCATGATGCCAGTTTCAATACATCGACTGCTAAATATCCACAAAAGTCACAAGACGAATTTCATAAACACATGAATGCTGCTAAAGCAATTCATGATGAACATGGTTCAAAAATGTATAGTGCTGTTCACCCTAAACACTCTGGTGATACAGGTCATCTAGGAACATATATTAATCACACTGTTAGGAATGACACTGTTCCAAATGTAAAAGATTTCAAGGCACATGTCCAAGGAATTCATGACAAGAAAGCTGCCAAAGTTTCAACCGATAAAGCAAAGGCTGTTCACACTGGTGAAGGTAATGCTCAAGTTGCCCATATCGAAAAGAACAAGGGACATTACGAGAACTTGTTAAATCAACACCACCACTTGGCTCAAGCAAAGAACACTCTAGTTAAACATCTAGAGACTGGTCACAGTGGATATGAACATCATATCGAAGGTAAAGAATCTAAGCCAGAAGGATTCGTGATTAATCATGAACACAATGGTAAGACTGAACCATCTAAATTAGTTAATCGTGCAGAGTTTGCCAAGCAGAATTTGCTTAAGACTCGCAAACCTAAAACAGAGGAATAATATGTCAGACCTAATCGCAGCAGCATTGAAAGAACTAGAGAAGTACGCAGTACAACATCCTGAAGAAGCGAAACAAGCTGCTTCAGATAATGCTTTAGAAAAAACTGAACTTGTAGAAACAAATGTTCAGTTGTGGAAAGAAGAATCAAATCCAAAAAGATTAACAATCATTGAGGAATAATATGTTATCGTTCAAAACATATCTAGAAGAAGGTGAACGTGGATTGTGGGATAACATTCACGCTAAACAAAAACGTATTAAAAATGGTTCTGGCGAAAAGATGCGTAAACCAGGTAGCAAAGGTGCTCCATCTGCTGCTGACTTCAAGGCATCTCAAACTAATGAAGCAGCAGTAGATGCTAAGGGTTATAAATCTTCTACTGGTGGTCTAACGCAAAAAGGTCGCGACCACTATAATGCTCAGGGTGGTCATCTAAAAGCACCAGTAACAACTCCACCTTCAGAATTAAAGGCTGGAAGCAAAGCAGCAAATCGTCGTAAGTCTTTCTGTGCTCGTATGGGTGGTGTCGAAGGTCCAATGAAGAAACCAAATGGTGAGCCAACTCGTAAAGCACTGGCTCTAAGAAAGTGGAATTGCTAATGTTATCTTTCAAGAACTTTATTAAAGAAGCCAACGATGGTTCAGTAACTAAACAATCAGCACACCATGTTATGGCATTTGGTCGTATGAATCCAATTACTCATGGTCATCAGGCAGTAGTTAATAAAGTTCATGAAGTTGCTAAGACGCATGGTGCCAGTCACAATGTTGTAGTTTCTCACAGCCAAGACGCTAAAAAGAACCCATTGACTGCTGCCCAGAAAGTTAAGCATGCCAACAATGCATTCAAAGGAACTAAGATTACAGCTGCCAGCAAAGAAGCACCTACTATTCTACACCATGCTGCTCAAGCACACGCTGCTGGCGCAGAACACCTTCATGTAGTTGCTGGCTCTGATCGCCATGAAGAAATGCATAATCTCCTACACAAATACAATGGTCAAAAATCTGCCCATGGTCACTATAACTTCAAGTCTATAACTGTTCATTCCTCTGGCGAACGTGATCCAGATTCAGAAGGAACAAGTGGTATCTCTGCCAGTAAAATGCGAGAACACGCTGCCGCTGGAGATAAGAAATCTTTTCATGCTGGTGCACCAACAGGTATGACACCGAAACATAAAGATGCTATGTATAATGATGTTCGTAAAGGTATGGGGCATAAAGATTAAAAGACCTAAATAATACTAGTAATATTATTTTATAGATGGAAAAAGATGAAAAACTTTAAGCAATTAATCAGAGAATTACCTTCAAATAAAGTCGTTGCAGCTTTTGGGCAGTTCCAACCACCTACAGCTGGTCACGAACATTTGGTTAAAGCAGTTCAGTCTATCGCCAACAACGGCGATCATGTTATCTATGCTTCTGCAAACGAAGACAAGAAACTAAACCCACTCCCAGCAGATAGAAAAGTGTACTTCCTACAGCGTATGTTCTCTGAAGGAAACTTCAAGTCATCTGAAGAAATTACATCTATTGTAGAGATGGCATCTGAATTAAGCAAGAAGTATAAGCATCTTACTGTTGTTACCTTTGCCGATAAAGTCGGTGAGTATGAGCAACAGTTAAAAGAACACAATGGAACAATGTATCAGTTCGATAGCATTAAGGTTATCTCTGCTGGTGATATAGATCCAGATAGTAATTCAGTTTCCGTAGTTTCAAATGTCAAGATGTGTGAGTCTGCCAAAACAGGTGACTTTATACAGTTTAAAAAGGGTGTTCCACATACACTCACAGAATTAGACTCTCGTCGTTTAATGAATGATCTACGTAAGGGAATGGGACTTGATCCTATTCGCGAGAATGTTATCTTTGAACGCACAAAGATTCGTGAACAATATGTCGCTGGTAAAATCTTTAATATCGGCGACAGAGTTAAAGATGAAGATGGTGTTTATGAAATTATGGATCGTGGTGCCAACTACATCACTGTGGTGAATGAGTCAGGCAACTTGATGAAAAAGTGGATCGACAAAGTATCCCCATCAAGAAAAAAGATTGAAGAAAATCTTGACACAAATCCAAACGAAATCTGTTTTAAAAACTACACAACTGCCAATTTTAATAAAGACCCAAGAGTTTTCCACGCATTCAAAGGAACTATCTCTAAGTGGGAACAAGGTGGTATTGAAGATGGTGTCGCTGTTTTAAATGCAATCAAGCACACTGATTCTTACATGTCTATGGTAGATGGTAAGGATAGGACTTCTGAAGAAAATAAAGCAAAGCAAGCATTGGCTCGTTGTGGCGAATATCAATCTCACAACTATTGGGATGATCATAAAGCAATTACTACCGATGATGTTATGGCAAAACATAATGCTGATTTACAAGACGCAATCTCAAAGGTAAATGTAAAAGAAGAATCTGAAGTAATGGATTCTAAAAAACTTGCCATGCGTTACAAAGATTTTATGAAGAAATCTGGATCTAAAGAACCAGCAGTGGAAATTGCTGAGCCATCTTCAGGTAAACCAATGTCTGTTCTTAAAAATAAAGAAGAGAAATTAAAGACTCAAAATCAAAATAATTTACCAGAAGCAGTTAGCACTGGACCAGTTGCAAATGTTGATAAAATTAATCATGCTGGTGATAAACCACATGAAGAAAAGTTTGTAAAGTTCAAAGGTGTAAAACCTAAACAAAAAACAGTTGAATTGAAACCTACCAATGAAGAAGCTGAACAGATTGACGAATTGTCAACTGATCTTTTAGCCAAGTATAAAACAGCTGCTGGCGCATCGGCAAAGGCAGCTGACAAAGCTGGCAACTATGTCAAAGGTGATAAGCGTTTTAAGGGTATCAACAAAGCAACTAACAAACAGTTTGATAACGACCTAAAGAAACATGGCCAATATGTAAAAGAAGGTCGTGGATTAGCAGACAAATATTATGCGCTTGCTCAAGATCGTAAAGCAACTGCTGATGAGAATAAAGATAATCATGAAACATATCATACTCACATGGCAGATCATCATGATCATATGAGTCGTTATCATGAAGAACTTGGTCAGCATCGATCCGCTCAAACCCATGCTGATAAAGCAGATATGCATCATGAGAAATCAATGGAGCGTCAAAAAAATAAAACTGCTGTCAAAGAAGATGTCTACAGCTCTGATACTAAAACCAAAAAGGTTCAGGTTCAGGATAAAGATGGTAACTGGGTATTTAAAGATCGTAAATCTCACCCACATAAAATTAATTTTGGTGCCAGCAGAATGAATGGTAAACCTGATCCTCAAGATCCATCAAAAATTGACACTGAAACAGCGTATCAAAAGCACTTAGATAAAATGGAAAAGCAAAGAAATGAAGCATGGGTATTGAATCCTGATGGCAAGACTAAAAAGAAATACAAAGACATTAAAGATAATAAGACTTTGAGTATTTCCAACACAGCACCATTTGATGCTTTCTCTAACACTAATAATCAGTCATAAATATACCTATGGAAACTACTTTAATTAGACTAATGCAAACTGTTCTGGCAGACAGTCATGTTTTGTATATCAAATCTCATGGCTACCATTGGAATGTAGAGGGTAAGTTATTCCCTATGCTTCATGATTTCTTTGAGAATATCTACACAGAAGTATATGCCAGTCTAGATAGTACTGCCGAGCAGATTCGTCAAATTCAAGGTCGTGCTATTCACAGCCTGTTAGAATTAGACAAAGCAAGAACAGTTCCTGATGAAGTTATCACTGTTGGAACAGATAACAATGGTATGTTACAAGACTTGGCTGCTGCCAATCAGTTAGTTCTTATCTCTTTGATGAGAGCATACGAAGAAGCAGGAACTCAGCAAGAATTCGGTTTACAAAATTATCTACAAGATCGTATGATGGCTCACAAGAAACATGCTTGGATGCTTAGATCTACACTAAACAAAGCAGGGGAATAATAGATGGAAAATTTGGATCAAACTTATAAGCGTTTATTGGAAGAAAATAAACCAAAAGACAATGTTAAAGAAGAACTAAAAGGTGGTCAGAAGAACCTCGACAAAAACCATAATGGTAAATTAGATGGTCAAGACTTTGTTATTCTTCGCAACAAAAAGAAAAAAGTTGTGAGCGAAACTGCTGATGAGCCACCATTTGACAAACCTTATACTAAATCTAAAGGTGCTGTTACCAGTAAGTCTGGTATGAATCGTGCTCGTGATCTTGCTCGTTCTTCTTTAAATAAAAGTTTGAATAAAACATATGACGCATACAATCCAGAGAAGGATAAGTTGAAGAAACAACACTTTGGTATGGCTGAAGAAGTTAAACAGATTGACGAAGCCAATCATCGCGACTATGCCTGTGCCAGCTGTATGCATCCAACTATGGCAAAGAATATGAAGACTGGTGAACACATGGATTACTATGAGCCAAAGACTGGCGATAAAGTCCATGGTAAAGTTATGCATAAAAGTGCAACTGAAGTTCACATGAAACAAACTCATGACTCTTATGATCCTAAGAAAGCTGGTTCTGTCCATAAGTTTAAAGTAACTGACAAGTTGCCAGAAAAAGTGGATGAAGTATTGAAACCATCTATGGGAGCAGGTGCTTATATTGATGACTTTATTAAATCTAAGAATCCACAGTTTGCTGGTAAATCTTCAGAGAAGCGTCGTCAAATGGCACTGGCTGCTTACTATGCTGCAAAAAAGGGCATGAAAGAAGAAGCCGAACTTGAAGAAGGTCGCCGTGGTCGAGAATCATCAAATTCAATACTTACTCCAACTGAAACTGGTGCTAAATCCGTAAATAAAGGTACTCCCGAATATGCACAAGAAAAGAAACGCAGGGTGGATCTAGATAATCACTTGAAAAGCACGATTCATAATGATAAGATGTCATATCGTAAAACTCAAAAAGAAGAAGCAGAATTAGAAGAAGGTATGTATTCTTCTGATGTTGAAAGAGCATTCCCAAATGGTAAAGCCAGCGGTGTAAAAACGCATGCTCCTGTTGCTCCAGTTCCACCGAAAAAGAAAGAACAAATGAAACCAAGA